AATCCTTAATACCAGCCAACTGTAATAATTTACTTAATGTATTGGTGTATTGTGGTAAAGAAACAACAGGATTATTAACGCCAGTTTCTTTAAGAATCATTTCCTGACGCATTGCTACTTGATTCAAGATATTAATTCTGTCTTCAAGAGTGCCATCGCCAACGCCTACATTAACAATTACATCCATATTGGCATCCCAAGAACGGGGGTCAATAGGCACAAATGTATTACGCAAGCGGATCATTCTCTCTTTATCTTGATTCTCAATAACGAGTTTCAAAATACCAGTAAACAATTTACGCAAACCAGTTTCAGCAAAGGTACGGGCAATCATCTCAATATGCTGATGGGCGGCATTAACAGTCGCAGATACTGCGGCTTTGGTAGTGCTTTGCAATGCGTCTGCATCTAGGCCAGAGGCGGCCTTGGAAATGCCTGTACGTGTCTGTTTAATGTCATCCAAGTAGTCAAGCATTGGGAATGCGGCCTGACCAACAAAAGGAGTTGTAAACGGCTGAACCATACCTGGCGCTCTCATGCGAATAACAGCACCAACTTCTGTATTAAGGACATCCTCCATGTTGGCTTGTCCCTCTACGATGGCTGTGCGTGGGTTAATAGCTTGAGCCAAAGAGTCTAGGATGCCACGTTGGACACTTGACTTGATGCGCTGAATGTCCATGACCACATCGGCAGGACACATACCAAAAAAGGTATGGGGTTCTGGATCAGGACAGAAGTCAGCAAATTGTCGTTCAGCAACAATCTCATTACGCATGACTTTATTGCCAGTACCAACTGTGCAGATCCTACGCATCTCAGCAATGCCATCCCCATCAAAGTCTACCTTTAAGTAGCCTTCAATGTAGAGAACACTCTTGCTTGATGGATCACCATTGTTTGCGGTACTGATAACGGCAAACGGGTTACGTGCTGTGTACTCTTCGTTATTGTCAAAGTCATTACCATTGCCAGCGACTTCAACCATTTCATCGTAGTCATAGCCCATTGCGACTAGATCGGAAACAGTCTTCATAGTCCTGTGGCCTACAAAGGTGGCCTCATCAATGGACTTTGCTCTGCGGTCAATCAGGAACTCTTCTGGTGGTAGAGCCTCAATCTTTACCTTACCTGATTTGATTCTGCGCTTGATCTCCACATCGTACATCATGGGAGGTGGAGTCATAATTCCTTGAGCAAGATTCTGCTCTGCCATGCCAGGAATCGGATACTCACGTACCGCAGAAATTTCAATATCTGGGTCTTGAGTCAAGAACATCATTGTCTGCTCATCAAGCATAGAGAAAGACTCTGCCTTGACTTCAACAGACTCATCCCACCAGTACTTAACAATACCTACTTTGCGTACCAAAGCGTCTTTAAATGCTGAGTGCAAAATCTTAAAGCCTGGGTTATCACGCTTAAAAATAAAGTCAACATAGTCTGTAGCTTGTTCAGCAGAAGCAATGTCTTCTGGTCCTTGTGGAGCAAACTCGACCACACGCTCTGGACCAAAGAAAATACGCATCAGGCTAGGCAAGATGCCTTGCACAGTATCACGCACATCCATTGACACTACTTGTGATCGACCATCTTCTTCGTTACCAAAAGGTAGGCCATAGTAGTATTCAGTAGCTAATGCACGATTACCACCAATGTCATCATCTATGAAAGAAATTGCGTCATAAATTTCAGAAGAAACAACGCCTTGAAGTTCCTCTTCAGACATTACCTCATCTTCTTGCATCTCGCCCTGCAAGGTTTCAGCCATCAACATTGGGTTTTCTTGTTTCATTTTTAATCCTTAACGTCCAGCAATGTATGGAAGAATACCTTGTGATCCACCGCCATAACTTTGGAGCAATGATGGGATGCCACCCATGTAGTTATTAGACATATTGCCACCCATACTAAATTGTTGAGGAGCCATCATTTGCTCATCTTGTTTACCTTGGGGGCTGAAAGCATATTTGTATGCGCCTGACAACATATCACCAGAAGTAGCGTTTGGGTTGGTGAAAGTCTTGTAGGCATCCATTGTTGGAGAAATGGCTTGGTTGCCCATTCCACCAATAGTACTTCCAAGGCTCTCCATTGCAGTAGGTGGAGCCATGCCACCACCAGCGACTGCTTCAGACATAACGTCTGTTGCACCTGTTCCACCACTAGCAAAGGATTCCATTAATGCAGCTAAAAAGGCTTCCATTTAGTCTTCCTCATCTTCCATGTCGTATTCTGTCTTAGCCATCATCAACATATTCTGCTGATTCTTGGTCATCTTCTTGGTGATAGGACCACCAGATAGCCATGCTGAACAGGTACGCTCACCTGCACACTTAAAGTCAAACAGTTCGCAGTAGCCAAGATTAGCAGCGCCCTGTACGTCTTTGGCATAGCCATCAGTCTCTTCATCAATACCTTTTAGAATGCAGTCAAGCATCTCAGGGGTTTGGATAAAGGCAGCGCAGTTACCACAACGCATGGTCTGAGCTTCTTCAACAGGAGTTTGCCACTCATCTGCTCTTTCCATCCAGAAGTCTATATTGTCTTCATCGGGATTTGCAGGGCCATAGCCAACATTCTTAAACGCCCAATCACGGGCTTTGAGGTTGACCTTGATGTCATAAGTGGCAATAGGGCATTTCATTTTTTATTCCTAGCTGATATAGCTTTAGCCTTTGCTTTAGCATCTGCTTTACTGCTTGCACCCCAAGCATTGAGGCTTAGAAGCAATCTAGTTGGCTTTCCATCTTTATACTCAGGACCATCGTTTCCTGCCATCCTTGCAAGAAAACTAGCTCTACGTGGGTTATCACCAGACTTTACGGGCGCTTTAATGTCTTGGCCTTGTGCTTTTAAACTTGCACGACCTTTAGCATTTAACCCACCTTTGGGGTTTTGCCCTTCTTTTCTAGTCCACGCTGCGCTCATTTTTTCTTGGCAGTCTTAGCCGCTTGCTTAAAGTCTTTAGCAGTTGGCGCACCTTTAGTGCCAGGCTTTCGCATCTTTTCTTTAGAGCCAGCTTTAATTCGTTCTTGTTTGGCATTGATATTGGCATATAAACCTTGTTTCATAGTAACTCCGTAACGCTGATTGTTGAACCAGTAACTGTTGCGTCTTTAATAAGAGCAATCTTGTCACCAGAGGCAACGGCAAATATCTCGCTAGTATTTGCTGGAATCAGCATACTGGTAGTGACAGTTGCGGTTGGAGCAGATCCAAACGAAACATAACAATGACCTAAAGAGCAAGCTACCCGAACATGGGTTGTACTTGCGGCAAAAGCAGTACTGGCGGCAGTTGTATTACCTGCGGCAATTACTTGACTAGTTCCAATCCTAAAAACATTAGGAATGGTATTTCCATTGTTATCTCTTGTTAAGAAAGCCATGATTACTCCTTAGTTTATTTCTTACTGCGGTTAGTAGCGGTTCTACCACCACGCTTTGGCATGGCACGAGACTCACTCATAGCGATAGCGACAGCTTGGTCACGGGATTTAACCTTGTCACCAGAGGAAGACTTGAGCTTGCCTCGCTTGTATTCGCCCATTACCTTGCCAATCTTTTTGGCTGCTTCATCCATTTTCATAGGGATCTCCTAAAAGGTTTGTCAATACTACCATATTGTGTTAATAAAAAAAAGAGCCACTTTTTTAGGGTGGCTCAAAATGGCAACGGCAATCAGACCAAACCTCGGATCAACCTTTTAATCGGTTTACCCCAAGACAAGTTAGACCCCCATGAGATGGTGGCGGCATCGGAGGCAAATGTCAAGACAAATGCGTCAGCCATGTCGGGAGATTTCAGTCCCCGTCTGCGAATATCGTCTTTAGATTCGATTTTTATTTTGCCGTTGGATGTAAAGGTGTACCTTACAGTCGCCAGTTCAGCAATGAAATCCTCATTGTTTGGTATCTTGCAGTCCCGTTTCTCTAGCCAAGCCTTGGTTTTGTGCCAGAGTTCAGCTCTCAGATTGAGATAAGTGCCACCCATAGCAGGGCTTTCGGACACGTTAATACCTCGGCATGGCAACTTTAGTTCTCTAAGTCGGTCAACAACACCTGCTCCTAGGCCAATAGAGTCAACCAGAATCTCTGTAGGTTTACTCTTGTGGTCACAGGCTTCGTATTGGGCTACTACCGCACCTGTTAATTGCATAAGGTCTAGGTTCCTCCACCTCTCAAGAGTGTGTACAACATTAGATTGACGCTTACACAGAACTGAAGAATCGGAGCCAAAACGAGCCACATCGAGTCCCCAAATGATCGGAGCATCTTCATAAGCTCTTGTATCCCTGTGTTTAGCAGACTCAAGCAACTCC